GTTAGTTATAATGAGGTCAGCCCCGCCGATATCAGTCTCTTCTAATGTAAGAGCATCAAGCCTATCCATATTTATAGCTTGGGGTTCGATATCGTAGGCAGTGGTACAGCGCAGTCCGATATTTACTAAGCTGCGGATAAGCGCCCCATCCCCCGCACAGGGTTCGCAGAAACTATCTACGTCCTGTATAAAGGGTCTAAGAGGTTCTACCGCCTCTACAGGCGTTCTATAGTAGTCCCTGGGCTTACGTTCAAAATTAGATCGTTTCCCCATCAGTCTACATACCTAGTGATATCTGCCTGTAGGTTGCATATTATTTGACCGTGCCAGCCTGATAATTTGTTCTTAGAGATCTGTAGGAACCTAGTAGGATCAGGACCGTCATCATCCTCACCAGATGATTTGCCTATGCCACAGATCAAATCTGCTTCACTGGCTTTTCCTGTCCTACTGTTCTCCATCATGCTAAAGTCTAAGCGTACACGCCCTTCGGCTTCAGCACTGGCTTGAGATACTGCTATAAGCCCAAGCTCGTGCCGTTTTGAAAGCTCCCTGGCTTGGCGGTATATCTCACGCAGTTTTTCGTGTGTACCACCAAACTGACCAGAGATATTGATCTTGTCCAATTGGTCTACAACTAAAATGTCTGGTTTGATGCGTGACACGTAGCCATCTAGCATCTCCATGTCCCACTCCTGGGCATCTTTCATTATAAGACGGTCACGGATGGCTAGGTAGCGACTACTGGCTAGGTCAGGGTTATCCCTGATAGCTGCAGTATCCATTCCAGTGAAGGATTGTATAGCTCTAAGCTTAGTACGCCTAGTTGCTTCTTCATTACCTATGTAAAGAACCTTGGCCCCTTGCTGACAGAACCCATTAGGCGCAGCACAAAGACTAACTGCCAGGGCGCTCTTTCCCGTTTCAGGACGGGCAAAGATAACCATGAACTCAGTAGGACCAATGCCGTAGACGTTTCTGGATAGCTGGTTGATGTTAAACTGCCACCTGGCCTCATCACTAGCTTGGGACAGTAGTTCGTACAGATCATCCGTAGTGGGTTCACCGTAATCGTCAGGCAAGTAGTCTTCTGAGGTGCGTTCTATCAGGCTCTTTAATTTAGCCATAGCATCTGTGTGGCCTTCAGCCATTTGAATGCCCAGGTTAGTTACATCTCTGCCAGTTTCCTTGCGCCACAGATCACTGATCACGTCTCTTGCGATATCGGGGTTTAGGGGATCTTGCTGACGAACTTCCGTCAGGACGCCTGTAAAATCTTCACGTTCTGCATTCGTGGCTACAGGATGATTCGTAGTCCAGATTGCCATGATGTCGTTGGTGGTAATATCTTGCTCATATTTGTCTTGAGCTTGCGATATTGTTTTAAAAACTTCTACGTTATGACCTGTAAATAATGACTGCCTCATTTTTGTTTTATTTGCTTGATAGAATTCTGAAGAGAGTAATGTCTTCAATAACGCTTGATCCATATTTGGCCCTTTCATAGCTAACTGTAGCGTGACGCCACAATCACCTTATACAAGACCATAGTAATGGTAAGCAAGACAAAAAAAAGACCTATGAAAAATCATAGGCCAATTTTATATATTTACTGTAGGGTAGTGTTAAGTCTGTCTGAATTTCATTTTCTTCAAATCTGGCTGGGTGTCCCCTCTACGCTCACGCATATCTACCGTGGCGTAAACAATTCTTTTATTGTTAGAAGCGATCCCGTCAACAATTTTTTGTAACGCTTTTTGTTCTTCGGCTCCTTCAATAAGACCCCCATCAGGGATGTGATAATCCACAAGAATTAAAGCTCGTAATTTCATAATCTTTTCCTTCGTATACATTTTAATTTATGCAGTGAGTATTTTAAGTCGTTTTCCTCGACTTGCCCCTGCACTTACTAATCGGAATGAATTAAGTAAATGCAATATTTGGGGGGCCAGATGGTGGGTTGTTAAAATGGGTTGCAGAGTTCCCAGATTGAGTACCACCAACATTAGAACCTTCTGGCGCAGTGTAGCTCCAGATAGCCTTTTTATTCATAAATTTTGAACCTGGGCCTTTTCGCCATTGGCGCATGGTCAGCCCGTTAGGCATTTTTGCTTTAGAACGTACCAGGTCTTCTTCATAACAATTAGGTGGTGACGCATCACGTTGGACAATGATAGCCATAATAAAAATCCTCCACAATCTGACCCATGTATAGTTAGGGCCGTTCTCTCAGCTAAGGTTCAGTACTCCGTATAAGTCTTGAACTGTTAGCTCCTTGATGTCTACCTTAGTTAATCGCATTGTTGAGGGTATAGACATGGTCCTCACTAAAGACATTGCCTTCTGTTTTGCATCATTGTCAAGGATGATAACTGCGTTATCGTAACATTTTAAAGATTTGTTAACGTCTTTAGTAAGGTTAGTGCCTAATAATGCTACTCCTACCATATCTTTACACCTAGATACAGCGCAAGCTGATGCAGCATCCTCTACCAAAACTGCTGTGCTTCCCTCACCAACATGGACACCTTTAGTCGTATTTCCATACGTCCACCACTTGGACCCATAGGATTTTAAAGACCTGCCAACAGCACCTAAACCATCCTGTGTGTAGAACAGTACTCTATCCTCACCAGGGGCATATCTAAGTTTTATAAAACCAGATTCATATGCCTGGTAAGCATTAACATTTTTAACGTAGGAGATAGCTTTGTCAGAGTTTTCTATCGATGTTGTCATTTCAGGGAGAGGTGTAGCATTGGACACAGATGCCTCTGCTTTCTTCCCCAGCATATACGCCTTGGCCTCTGCAATGGATCTAGGTCCAGAGTAGACACCTTTAGCTGTGCAAGAAGCTCTGTAGCAATTCCACAGTGTCTTACCATCCATCTTAGTGATATTAAATTTCTTACGCCCACCACAGAAGGGGCAGTCAATAGATTTACTATCACCCTCAGTGAGATTTATAGATTTCAATATATCCCACTGGTCACGGTAACTAAAGTTCATATCCATACACTCCCTAGGTATATAACCCCTGGCGGGGTTTCCGCAGGATACAGCCTATGGTGTTTAAGTCAATACCTTTCTATGGTATTTAGTTGTGGTATCTTAAAATCAAAAGAAATAATAAATGTTGTTTCTGCACATTCACGCAATGTTCTGGTTATATCCGTCAGTTTTCTGCACATAAAAATCAATGAAAACAATGAGTAAATACTGATTTGCAATCCGCTGCATAACCACTCTACCAACCCGCCTTAATACTTTAGAAACAGTAACTTACGAATATTTGAGAAAATAAGATAGTAGTTCTCTGCACATTCTCTGCACTTTCACGCTTCGTTTTTATTTTGTTCTCTAGCATCGAAAGCTCTTTTAGCGCCAATTTTCTGGCGTGTCGAGGCAGAATAATATTCATACATTGTAGATGATCTATGACCCGTTACTGCCATGCCATCTTTATCCTCTGCACCAGCCGCAGCAAACTCTGAAGCTACGGTATGACGTACATCATGGATAGAGTGAGCCTCTGCCCCTATATGTTTTCGTAACTTCATTATGTCCCTTTGGGCGGTTGCATACTGCATAGGGTCACCTTTAATTGTACTTAGAATAGTTTTGCAGTTGCCGTGTCTTTTTGCTAAATGGAGACATTTTACTAAGTCTTCTTCTAAGGGCAATTCTAACTCCATGCCTGTCTTACCTTGCTCCACAGATATAGCTACAACATCACCCTTAATATCATCCCATTGCATCTTTAAAACGTCACCTATGCGCTGCCCTGTGCAGTACAGAAGTTCAAATATAAGACGGGTACGATGGTCATGGGGTACAGCTTCTCTGGCAGCTAGTATTAGTTCCTTTGTCCAGGGCTTACCTTTTCTCTTTTTGTACTTAGCTTGTCCCACACCCATAGCGGGATTAACTTTGTGGGGGAATAAACCTAGGTCTAGGCCACGCCCAAGTAGTATCCTAAACACTCGTAGCCAGTAGTTTGCTTCATGTGCGGATCTGTCTTTCACCAACTGCTCATGCCATTTTATAACGTGAGGTCTTTCGATAGAGGCCACTGCCACATCACCTAGCTTATCTTCCGTAACCGACAGAAGCTTTAGGTAGTCTTTT